CACAATTTGCAAAAATGCTTGAGCCAGGTTTAAATACCTTGTTCGGGTTAGAGTATGATACATATCCACCAGAGTATGAGGCAGTATTTGAGGCAAACACATCTCAAAAGGCTTTTGAAGAAGATGTCTTATTGACAGGCTTTGGAGCCGCACCAACAAAAGATGAAGGTGCAAGTGTTAGCTATGATAGTGCATCACAACAGTGGACTGCAAGATATCAGCATGAAACAGTAGCTTTAGCTTTTTCAATTACTGAAGAGGCAGAGGAAGATGGACTTTATGGTTCAATCGCCTCTAGATACACTAAGGCTTTAGCAAGATCTATGGCAACAACCAAAGAGATCAAAGCCGCTACTATCTTAAACAACGCTACAAGTGCTGGTGTATATGCGGGTGGTGATGGAGTTGCATTATTAAGCACTGCACACCCTACTCAAAATGGAAACCAAAGTAACACTTTAGCAACGGCAGCGGATTTATCAGAAACATCTTTAGAGAGCATTCTGATTAATATTGCTGACATGAAAGATGAAAGAGGCTTAAGAGTAGCCGCACAAGGAACAATGTTAATTATTCCTACTGCATATACTTTTGTAGCTGAAAGATTGCTTGAGAGTCAGTTAAGAACTGGTACATCAGACAATGACATCAATGCTATTAGATCTGGTGGTTATTTACCACAAGGATATCATGTAATGAGAAGGCTTACAGACAGTGATGCATTCTTCATTAAGACAGATGTTCCAGATGGTCTAAAAATGTTCCAAAGAAGTCCTATGAAAAAGGGCATGGAAGGTGACTTTGAGACAGGAAATGTACGTTATAAAGTGAGAGAAAGATATTCTTTTGGTTTCACTGATTGGCGTGGAATTTTTGGTACAGAAGGTGCCGCTTAATAACCTAGTATGAAGAGAGGGGAAACCCTCTCTTTTAATTAACCTTGACTGCGAAAGCAGACAGTAGCCAAGACAAGGAGAATTTACATGGCTAAATCAACCTTTTCGGGTCCAGTAGTATCTAATAATGGATTTATACAAGCTGGATCAAATAGTATCGTAAATATTACTGCAGAGACAACATTAACATTTAATGATCATGCAGGAAGAATAATAGAAATCAATGATGCAGATGGAGCAGTAACTTTGCCATCAATAAAATCTGGTGAGCTAGGTGCTACTTATAGATTTTTTATAGGCACAGATGCAACAGATCTTGATATTAAAACAGATGGAACTGATAAATTTGTTGGGTCAGTTATGGTTTCAGTGGACAATGGTGCTAAAAAATCATTTGTACCAGGTGCAACCAATGACGTTATCTCAATGAACGGCTCAACCACTGGTGGTATCGCAAATAGTTATGTAGAAGTTACTGCACTAGCTACTGCAGAATACCTAGTTCAAGGTGTGACAATTGGTTCTGGAACAGTAGCGACTCCGTTTGCTGATAGTTAATAGGAGATACAAATGGCTGACATAGTATCATCCCAAATATTATCTGAAAACGTAAGAGAAGTAGTATATCAATTTAACTATCAATATGTAGATACTGGTAACGAATCAGCAGTAATCAAAGTAGATGCATCTAGTTTACAAGCAAATTCTAATGGAGATACTTGTACTGGACTTAGAATTTTAGATTGTAATTTTAATGTCGCTGGGATGCAAATTAAAGTGCTTAAGGATGGTGACACACAAGATCCTATAATGTTAAATCTAACAGAGGATCAAAGTGGTTATTTTGACTTTAAAGACGTAGGTGGTTTGCCATCAACAACACAACTGACAGAGGCAACTCGTACTTATGCAGTGACTGTTGTTGATAGTGGTGGAAACAAGTTTGCTTTGGGTGGTGTTACAACACCAGCAATCAACTTATTAAAAAACCATACATATGTTTTTGATCAGTCTGATAGTACCAATGCAGGACATCCTATAGCATTTAAAGAAGGTGCTGGTGGAGCGGCTTATACCACTGGTGTGACCTCTGAAGGAACACCTGGCTCGTCTGGAGCTAAAACAACTATTGTTACAACTGCAGACACTCCTGATCTTTACTATTACTGTACAGTGCATGGAGAAGGCATGGGTAATACTGCATCGTTAGTAAATCCTACTGGTGATATTTTATTTACCACAGTAAATGCTGGAGCAAATGATTCTTACCAAGTAGTTATGAGGTTGAAGAAAAACTATAAGGTGCAGTAAATGGCAACATCTGGAACAGTCGCATTTAGACCCAATGTTGAAGAGATAATTACTGAGGCTTACGAGAGGTGTGGCATTGATATTCAGACAAGAACTGGAGATCAAGCCATATCTGCTCGTAGAAGTCTTAATTTACTTTTCTCAGAATGGGCAAATCGTGGAATAAATTATTGGGCAGTAACTCAAAACACTCTAAATTTATCAACAGGCACAAACGCTTACAATTTACCTGCGGGTGTATTAGATTTTTTAGACGTTGTTATTTACAATAGTGCTGATGCAACTAGAACAGATACTATTATAAATAGAGTTACAATATCTGAATTTAACCAAATACCAAATAAATCAGATAGAGGTAAACCTAATCAGTATATGTTGGATAAAGGTAGGCAAACTGGATCTAATAACATAGCTAAATTATATGTATGGCAAACACCTGATATTGGAACTTATGTTTTAAATTATTGGGCAATGACACAACTTGATGATATTACGCTATCTAACCAAGATACAGATATACCTTATACTTGGTCAGAGTGTATATGTGCTGGATTAGCAAGTAAACTTTCAGTAAAGTTTGCCCCAGAGAAATACCCACTTTTAAAACAAATATATAATGAGGCTTTTGAATATGCATCAACCAATGACAATGATGGTGTGTCTCTTAAGCTACAACCAACAGGTCTTAATCTAAGCTAATGGCAAGGAAGTTCGCTCAAGGTAAAAAATCTCAAGCCATAAGTGATATAAGTGGTGCTAAAGTACCCTATACTCAACTTAAAACAACTTGGGATAATTTAAGAGTAGAACCTTCTGAGTACGACCCAAAGCATCCACAACTAACTCCCGCCCAAAATGTTGTGGATGCTACTGCATTAAGAAATCCAAGACCAGATAATGATCCAGAAAATGTAACTATACTTTTTGGATATACACAAAATATATTTCAGTCTAGGGTAGCTAGATCTCAAAATTCAGTTGGATTTCATGCTTTTGGAAGAATAGGTCATGTAGGTATATCACTGCAAGAACCATTGACTGGTCAAGCTCTAACTACTGCGATAGGTACTTTTGCTCCTGGCTTTGATGTTACTGGTGTAAGTGCCACTGTAACTGTAAATGATGTTACACCTCAAGATCAAATAGATGTAAGTGTCACTGGCATAGATATGACAAGTACAGTTAATAATGTTTCTCCAGGAATATTAGCAACTGGTATTGGACTAACTTTTGCTATTGGAACAGAAACTATAAATCACGATAGGATTTTTGAGTTAGATAATGGTGGAGTAAGTATAACTGGCACAGTCAATAACCAAAGTTTTGACACGAGAACAGGTGCACTGAATGGAATATCAGCAACTGGGTCTATTGGCACAATTGATAACAACTCACAAGTTGGTGTTACTGGTGTAGCTGGTACTGGAGATGTTGGTACATTTGGTGAAAGTGGCGATGGTACATTAAATCTTAGCATTCAAGGTGTGGGTATAGAAGGTGATATAGGCACAGGTATAGAGATTGCTGAATCAGAAATACCAGAATCTAACACTAATGGATGGGGAGAAAATGCATTTGGTTATGGCATTTGGGGTGGAGATCCAGAGGTTAAGGGAATTGGTGGCGTTGGTACAGTAACTCTAGACATATTTAAAGGTCCGAACCCACAAACTGGCATAGCCATGACTGGAACTGTAGGAAACTTTATTGTACAAGGAAACCTTAGTGTAACAGGTGTATCTGGAACTGGAACAGTTAATAACGTAACACTTAATACAAATGTAGATGCTACAGAAATTGGAGCGACAACTGCTATAGGAACTTATAGCGTTTCAATCAACCCAGGATGGGGTGAAGGCACATGGAACGAAGGAACATGGGGTAATTAAATGAATTATACAACTTTAGTAACAAATATAAAAAATTACACTGAAGATGATAGTAGTGAGTTTGAGACATCAATTCCTACTATTATATCACAAGCAGAAGATATGATCTTTGCAAGGCTACCTAATCTACCATGCTACAGAAAAAAACAAAGTGGTACATTGGTTCAAGGCACAAGCGAGTATGATGTGCCAAACGCTAGAATGATAAGGCAAGTGGCAGTTACAAAGTCAAATAGTGATGTAATATTTTTAAAACATAGAATTGATAGTTACCTAAGAGACTTTGCACCAAATGCATCTACTCAAGGTGAGCCTTTTATGTATGCAACAAAAAACGCCACTACATCAGGTATAAAAATATTAATAGCTCCAGTACCAAGTTCTGGTTTAAGTTATGAAATAGACTTTGTTGGTCTAGAGACAGGATTATCTACATCCAACTCTAATAGTTGGGTAGGTGATAACGCTGAACAAGTTTTGCTTAATGCTTGTCTATATGAAAGTTCTTCTTTTCTAAAGGCAGTAGATGGTGTAAACTTGTATAAAGCAAAGTTTGATGAGGCAGTAACACTGTTTCAACAAGAAATGCAACGTAATTACCAAGCAGAATACGAAGGAGGTATTTAACAATGGCAATAACACAAGCAATGGCAACTTCTTTCAAGTCTGAAATCTTGCAAGAAGGTCACAATTTAGCATCTGACACACTAAAGATAGCTCTTTACACAAGCTCTGCATCTTTGGATGGAAGTACAACTGCATACACAACATCAAATGAAATATCAGGTACTGGTTATTCTGCTGGTGGTGTAACTTTAACAAATACAACTGTTTCAACAAGTGGTACAACTGCTTTTTTTGATGCTGATGACCCTACTTGGACAAGTGCAAGTTTTACTGCAAGAGGTGCATTAATTTACAATAGTACTAATTCAGATAAAGCAATTGCAATTTTAAACTTTGGTGGAGATTTTACAGTTTCAAGTGGTACATTTAGAATTGTGTTTCCAGCGGCTGGAGCAAATGCGATTATCACTATAGCGTAATAAGGAGTGAGATAAATGGCTAGTAGCTACGATAATGATTTAAGATTAAATGAATTAGGCACTGGTGATGGTAGTGGTACATGGGGTAATACAACAAACACCAACCTAGAACTCATAGGTGAAGGTCTTAGTTTTACAACTAAAGATTGTTTTGCAAGTGATGCAGATCAAACTGAAACAGTGCTTGATGGTGGTTCAGACCCAGCTAGAGGTATGTATTTCAAAGTAACATCTTCTGCAACATTATCTGCAACAAGGGTTCTTACTATAGCACCTAACACAGTTAGTAGATTGCAATATATAGAAAATGCAACAACTGGCAGCCAGATAATTACAATTAAACAAGGATCTGGATCTACTGTAAATATTGCAAATGGTGAAACAAAAGCAGTTTATATGGATGGTGCAGGAAGTGGAGCAAAGGTTGTAGATGCTTTTGCATCATTAAGTGTAGGAGCATTATCAACAGGTGCTATCACTGCAGGTGGTAACACAAGTGTAACAGGTAATATTACAGTTACTGGAACAGTTGATGGTAGAGATGTAGCAACAGATGGAACAAAGTTAGATGGCATAGAGGCAAGTGCAGACGTAACAGATAGCACAAATGTCGCAACGTCTTTAACTGCTTTTTCTACAGAAACATCATTTCAAGGTGCAGACTTAATTGCAGTATATGATACATCTGCCAGTGCATGGAAAAAAGGCACTATAACAAATGCGGCTTTGCAGGGTCCTGCAGGTTCTACGGGTCCAACTGGACCAACTGGACCAAGTGGCAATAATGGTGGTACTGGACCTACTGGTCCTACTGGACCGACTGGTCCGACA